CATCATTGCCTCCTCCTTGCTCAAACTTAGTTTTTTCTAATAGAAACTCCTTTAGGTTTAACGCGTTATCCGCCTGCCTATCCTGAATCAACGACTCAGTGTTGGCCGTATCTGATAGTAGCTTTTGATACGCACGTTGACTCTCAGCTAGCTTTTGCGAGTTCTCAAACGACTTTTGCGCCGCTTCCTGTCGTTGCTTGGCTGCCGCTGCGCTAGCGTTGGCCTGTTGTTGGCTAAACTTAAAGAACGCATTGGTCACCTCTGGGTCTTTGGCCATCTTTACGGCGGCAGCCCGGTCCTTAAATTGCCCCGGATAAAACTGCATCAATAAGTCGGCTACGCCTTCGCTGCGCTGCTTCTCGGCTCTGGCTTCCTCCTGCTTAACCGTGTAGGCATTAACAGCGGCCCCCAACCCAGCCCCAAAGTCAGCTAACCCTTTGGACATTATTTGACCCGACTGGTTATAGTGGTCTACTCGCGGTATAAAATGTTGATCTGCTCCTTGTATCTGTGCCATGATTATATACTTCCGTTGATGCCTGGTGTTCTAAATAGATCGAAAATACCATTGAGTCCGCCATTGTTCAGAAAACCACCAATACCCGACAGGCTGCCGCTATTGTAACCGGCTTGGTTATTGGCGTTAGCATTAGCTATGTTAGCACCCGTGTTATAAATGCCGCTCGCCGTAGCGAATACGTCATTGGCGGAGTTAGCTCGCTGTGACTGTAGTTGATTGAATTGTGTAGACTGGTTGAGCATACCAGCGTTGGTATTGTTGATGGACTGACGACCCAGAACCCCTTGGAAGGGATCGATCATGGTTGCCAATCGATTCTGGATGCTCTGCTGGTTACCTTGGCTAAGGTGATTGCGTAGGTTGATCTGTCGGCTACGTGTGGAGTTGAGTGCATTCTCCATGTTACCTAGTCGTTGGTCAGCAAATGCGAGGTTCTGTTTGCGAGCGGCTTCCGTGTTCAGGATCTCATTGCCAATACTGGACCCGGAACGTAACATGCCCCGGTCACTGTCACCCTGTCGGCTATATTGCTGAACGTCCCTGAGCTGTTCGTTGGATAGTCTACCACCTCTGGCTACATCATCCAATGCTGTTTGCCGTAGATCGTGTAACTGGTGGACTCCTGGTGCTTCTAGGCCGTCAGCGTAGTTGCGGTGCCACATATCCTGCCGCGCCATCTCCTCTTGCTGTTCCATCGCTCCAAAGAGTCCTTCGTTTTCAGCCTCAATGGATGAACGCACACGACCGGCGTTGGCTTCCACATCGGCCAGGTCGGCTTCACGGGCTGAACGATTGGAGTCCTGAGCAATTTGATTCAGTATCGGTGTACTCTCCCGTAGCATATCGAACAACCCACGTTGGTCCTCCGAACCAAACTGTAAGCGTTCCTGTGTTGCCAGGTTGTTATCGACTAGACCGGGCATCATCTGGCGGTCCATCTCGGCTAGCTTGGGGCCATACTCCAAGTGGGTGTCGTAAGCTCCTCTAAGAGCCTCACGCTGTGCCTCCGGGCTAGATGCATCCCTAGCTATGTCGTTGGCCTTGTCTTGGGCTTTCTTTTGATTGATTGCACCGTAAACGGTTGCTCCTGCTCCTATGAAGGGTAATGCTGGGCCTAAAAATGGCATGTTATATGTGGGTTAGTTGTTTAACAAAAAGGGTTCCGTCATCCGTGAATGGTTTGACATATCCAAGGCGATCCATGACCGGCATAAATGGACTGCGGTTAGGGACAATTGTTTGATAGTAATGAAACCCCGCATCCTGAAGAATCTTGTCGGCTGCATTTAAACCGCGAACACTGGAAAGTGCTTGGCCGCTATCCTGATCAAACCACCAATGCACCATAGGAATACTACCTATTGATGAAGCACCAATAATCCTGCCATCCCTGTAGAGGGTGTGGGTCGGTGCCAATAACACCTCTCCATTCTTGGCCAACCGGCTTTCGATTTCCTGTGCCTGATCCAGCTTGGTTATGGGTTCGAGTGTGGTCATTATATCTCTTCGATCATCATAAAAGTGTTTCCAGCATTACTACCCGCTACAGTGACCGTACTGGTGGAACCGGCGTTGATTTGACGGACTTCCATTTCAAGAAAAGTAGGAGCATTAACCGACTGAACCGAAACACCACTAACGTCACCATAATAGAAAGCTTCTTCCAATACGGCATTTGTGTCATCGGTGACGCTCGCCACCTGTGCTCTATCTCCCGTCCCGGTAACCTCTACCCAATCACCCACCGTTAGCTCGGGGTTAAAGTTGGTTCCGCTTCCCGTAAGTGCAGTACCAACAGACGTTACCGTTCCAGCTACGGTAGATGTTGTTGGGGTTGGTGCTGGTAGTCTTATAATACCGGTCCAAAATAGTGTAGAATTTCCACCTGACGGAATATACTGTTCAACCTGGGTTTGGTTGTAGTTCTTTAACCGCATCCGGTAAATACTGGTGTGAAGGGACGCAATATTACACGCTAGTGTTACGCGATAAAACCCTCCCCTAGCTCTAGTGGCACCCGACAGAACCGTTTCATAACTAGCACCGCCCGTAAGTGTGTAAGTGGAAGCCAGTTCTCTATGTAACGCCAACTGATAACGTAGCGAATCCTTGTCAGTAGACCTCCCATCGGTAATCGCTTGCCTACCCGCATTAATGGTAGAGGAATGTTCACCGTTGATATAAACGCTGCCCTGGTAATTCGAGGTAATCTCAACATCACGATCCCCAGAGCCATCGTTATCAAATAACACACCCTCAAAAATAGCTGAACCCGCTACGGCAGAATCCAAAACAAAGGCCCGGTTGTAATCTCCAAATCCACCACCAAGAACCGTTAGATTGGAAGCCTCTGCCCCCCATTCAAAGAATGTCCCCGTTCCATCTCCGTCAAATAAAGCCTTACAGTTAATTAGAGTTGCGCCTCTCAAGAGTTCGTTCCCAGCCGGAACAATCCTGGCAGCTTCTCCACTTCCGTCCTTAACAGGCCACCATTCACAGTTGATCCAACTAACCACACGACCCTGCTTGTAGTAGGTATCACCCGCAAAGAAACACTCAGTAAAGGTTAGGTTACTTACGTCACCGTTCATCAACGGGTATGGTTCGGAAGCGGGGTCTTCTCCAATCTCAATAGCCTTTGAGCCAGTCAGCCAAGAGCACTTTTCAAAACGTGTAAACTTACAATTCTGTAAATCTACTACGGCTGACGTAACGGTTTCATCGTCCTGAAATATTATATTGCTAAACGTCAGGTGAGTAGTACTGGTCGGCACTGGTTCAGGCCAATAAGCCACAGCCCCCGATACCGTTGTTGAAGCCGTTGCAGCTAACTCTATTTCACCGGCACTCGTCACACTACTAACCGTTGTCACTAGGTCAGCCGCCGCTGCGCCAGCACCAGCCACACGAATAACCTCGCCAACCTCTGCCGTTCCTAATCCATTGGATGGCGATGTGAGGGTGCTGTCAGAAGCTGTAATAGCCGCATCCGTGATATAGTTACCATCGGGTTCCCCTTTTGAATAACTCGTAACGTTAATCATACTGGGCGCAGCATCCGCTTTGTTGATTAACCCGATATCCTCGATGATAACATCCTTGATGCTGGTGAGTTCAAAAATACCGGTTGTGTTAGCCTTGGACGCAACAAGACAGCATCCAGGTAGGTTTTCAAAGATAGAATCATTATTAGTTGCGTGGTTACCGCTAAACCGAATACCACAAAACCTTCTGTAACCACTAGAGTCGGAATCCTTGTGATGGCGATACTTAACCTCCAGGGCTGATGACAACCCGAATTGACCACTAGGGATCTCAATCTTTCCACCATCACGCAAAATCAAATAGTTTATAACGGTTTGAATGGCGGCAGAGTTATCCGTGAATGTATCATCGGTATTGTCGTCTGAGGTAGCATTCTCATCGTAATCCCCTTTAGCTCCAGCCCAGGTAATGTTGATAGGTGAACTAAAGGATCTTTTGTATCGAGCACCGTTTCCATCCATAATACAGGTAAATCCGTCGTCGGCTGTGGTAGTATCCGAACTGTCATAATACAGTGATGGCCCAAAATCGTCATCGGCTTCAGTGTAGTAACCCTTCACTTTTATCTCATCCCCGTCGATAAAGGTGTCAGTGGATGCCCGGAGAGCTGCCACATTAGCAAACCCGCCAGTTAGGGAAACAGACAATTCCCTGTCGGTTACCGCCCCTTCATCCAGTCGATACGTTCCACCACCCACTCGGTTGATTTTTGCGTTGGTGATATCCTCGGTGCTGGTGAGGGTGTAATCCGGTGTTCTAGTTATATTTCCTGATGCCATTATACTTTGCTTCCTTGTAAATTAGAGTTGGCCCTGGATGATAGGGCGATGTCCTTGATTTTTATTTCACCTTCCTTATTGACGATTCTCAACTGACAGTAGTTGCCGGTAGCGTTGAAGGTTTGCTCGTAGTTGTAGGTCTGATACTTGCCTAGATTAAAGTCACCATACGCGCTCTGAAGATTAACACCCGTAGCACTATCAGATGGAACTACCGTATAGTCCTTGCGATAAGGATTATTAAAGTCGTTGTTAGTATTACTGGGGTCCCAATCCGCTGTATCCCAAGTCATGTATTCTACACGATCGGTGGAGCTATTTTTTATGGAACCAACGTCTATAGCTTCATTCCTACCATCCGTGTAAGCGTCGAAAGATGTATCAGCATCCCGCCTGGCTATATTGCAATGTAACCGTCTGAACTGCTGGGTAGTGCCCTTGTCAGCGGTATAGCCGCGTGTCCATAGGGTGACGTAGGGTTGGCCATCAACACTGGACCCACTACTTCTTCCCCTGGTGCCGTCGGTGAATCCATAACCGGTCATACGTAGGTTGCCGGAAAACTTACTGAGCGTTAGTAGCCGCTGATCACCATACCAATCCATGACAACCGGGAGTCCAACCATGTCCATCATAGCATCCTTATCAATAGACACCCATGCTTCGTTGATGGTATCATAGACAGCTACGTAGTTTAACCCGGATAAGGTAATACCAAAGAACTCAGCGTCATCCCGATAAATATTATCACCCTGAAAAAACAGATAGTAGTAGCCATCGTAATAAGCCGCTGCCCAGTCGTTGTTATTTGTTAAACCCAACTCCTCCATTGCCGGTCTAATGGGCCAGGATACCGGTTCGCCGGATATCTCCATACGCTCCTCGTCCACCTGTGAAATATCCCACACGTCACCAGACTGATCACAGAACCAAACGCGGTTACCAACATTAACGATGGTATCCGGTGAGCCACAACCCACTCGGGTGCTGATCTGTCGTAAGCGCATATTGGTTGCTACGTTACCGTAAAGGTTGTCCAGTGCGTAAATGCTGTCGTTAGTGAATATGAGTAATGCATACTTTCCAAAGGGGAAGACAGCTACGATACCATCAGAGTGTTGACCAGTGTTGATGCGAACCTCGTTGTCGAGTAGATAATAACGGTCCGGGTTGCCAATGTCTGAAAAGTAAAGAGAGTCATCCACCCAAACCCACATGCGATTCTGAAAGAACACACCACGCTTGGCATTGGGAAGGGGTAAAGTATAAGTGCCGTCCAAGTCAGATGTCAACTCGGCCCAGGTTCCCCGGCTGGCAGTATAGTCAAGAACCGTTTGACCGGTGCCCCGGAACAGAAACAGCCTATCGAATGCTTGTTCCAGGTAAGCCGTGTCATCCACGCCACCCGGTATGGTGACCTCAAAGGGTCGGTTATGTTCCCTGGCAAACCAAGCGGAGGTGGCGGTAATGACCACAAAATACTCATGGCTATTAGGGTCACTGAATCGACCGGTGGTAATCGGTGTTTGTCCAGCGTTAGTAATCACACTACGAGCCATGTCAAACAGGTCGCTCCAAGTCTCATGACTGGTTTCGAGCTTACACCATACAAAGGTTTCAGCGGCTACGGATTGACCACTAGCTACAAACTGGGTTTCGACCGGGATTACTCCACCGGATTCCTCACCGGTTACCTTTAATACAAGGCCAGAATCAAAACGCAGATATTCATACCCATCATCGTAAGGCGTTCCAGATGTAGCACCGCTATCCACCGTTACATCAGCATCCAAACCATCGTTGTTCCATGTCCCCGTCAAAGCACCGTTGGAATACTCCAAGTCGTAAGGCCAGTTGTCGGGATAGAAGCCGTTGATAAATGGGTTACCGGGTCGGGTAACGATCTCTTTGGTTCGCATACGCACGTTCTCAGCACGACTCAGAACACCCTCAGGCAGTTTATCGGGAGCCGTGCGAGCATCAATACCCACAAAGCCGTTATCACCCACCCTGGCAAAGTTGGATTCCGTTTGACCGTATGATGAAAAAAGGCTCATTGCAGATCGTCGATCTTCTGTTCCATGCGGGTTAGTTGCTCCTTAATATCCCGTTCGTCCTGCTCCAAGGCTTGGATCTCGGCTTGGTGAACCGCTATTGAAGTCGTATGCGCGGTTAATATGCTACCTATGTTTTCGTTAAACCCCTGTAGTTGAACGATGTCTTCAGCGTTGTCTTTTACATCCTCACGCATTGTAACTACAATTACTATTACGGTTATAATGGGAAACACCATTGCCCCTATGTTGCCCCAAGTTATTGTTTTTTCAATTTTCACATTATCGTCTCCTGCCTTAATGCCTCTTTGAAGCGAGAAAAGTTTCTGGTGTTTCCAGCCTAGCACCCTTCCATGAATTATAATTTGCAGTGGCTAATGCCAAATTGCCCACAGCATGTTCCCCACCTGCGGCTAGGGGTATGATATGATCTATCTCGAACATTACTTTCTGGTGCACCTTGTTTAAAATATCACGAAAGTTGTAGAGTTGTTTAACCAATTGCTTGTCTTCTTTAGACCACAGGGAATAGCTGTTATCTTCCTTCCATCTCCTTGCTCGATTCCCGGCACGAACCCTTCCGGGGTTTTCCTTTTTCCATGCCTTATTCCTTTCAAGTTCAGTCTCGCGATTATTCCAGTAGTAATTACGCTGATTGGCTGCAATCTTCTCGCGATTTGCAGCTCGATATTTTCTAAAATATGCTCGCTTTTCTTGTAGTGTTTTCATATTTTAACGTCTTCGAGATGGTAACGCGAAAAATCCGACCACCATAAAAATTAATTCCAATCCCGCTACGACTATATGACCACCGGTTACCGTGTAGGGCTTCTCAATTCCACCCCCAAAAATGCTGGTGATCCACCCAGACGAATGGCCCCCCAGGGTAATAATGGTCGTTTCGGGGAAAATCGTGAACCAAACAAATACAAAACAATAAGTTGCCGTGAGCATCCAGAAAACCCAACGCCTTGTTGTCTTCGATTGCCGGTCCTTCGTAATAGCTATCTGTGATTTGGCCCATGTGTTTAAAATCTTTTCCTCCCGCGCAGCTTCCATTTGCTGCTTCTCTATCTTTCCCTGCACCCATGTGTTTAAGAGTTTGAGACAAGCTCCCGCCGCCGTAGCACCTACGGGTCCACTGAATAGATTTATGAGAATGTCTATCACCGGGGCGTATCTCCAGTATTAAACAATCCAGCCGGGTGCGGCCCACCGCTTAGTCATCATAGCCTTAAGTATTGCGGAGTCGGTCATATTTATTGTATGTCGGTAAAGCTTTGATTTGCATAGGTATTGGTCTGATTAATTGTGGCCAATACATCCCAGTTAGATCCATCATTAGACCCCTCAACGACAAACTGTTTTATGATCCAACCAAAACCAAAATCAGGACCAGGATCTACCGTGATAGACCTAACGGCATAGGCTCCTGTCATCTGCACGTAGATGTTACGATGATCACCGCTAGCATATGGAAACGAGTCCCAATAGGTCCCAGCGTTGCCATCAAACACCTTGTGGTCTTCATTGGTTCCGCTATTGGCTAAAGCCGTAGAATAGTAGGTGGCGAATACATTGGTTCCCGTATTATCGTTAGACTCATATCCATAGATCTCACTAAGCCCCCATCGAGCATCACCGTTATAATTGTCATCAGTTGCCCGAAAACGATAATAGCTGTATTCCGTGGCACCCGCTTCAATTATTGGCGTAGGCTTGCTCAGCCCTAGTCGGTTGCCTAACCGACCTACCGTAGATGATATTAAACCCGCTGGTCCCATGCGACTAATTACTTGGCGATTAGCAACACTGTTCCGCTGGTTAGCGTGATAGAACTACCGCTAATAGGGTAGTAGCCTACGGCCTGAAGCATGGAATCAGCGTTGGCCCATCCCTCATGGATTGAATCAAAACCAGACACATCAGCTATCACTGCATCAGTAAGCACTTGTATGCCCTGAAAGTCATAGGTGGTAGCGTCGGTAGTGTCTAGGTATTTTGAACCCGAAGCGGCGAAGGCTGCGTTGGCCGAGAAGGACTCAATAGTCCTATCACTGTTGTCTGAGATTTGGTCTTTTGCTGGCATAATATAATGTGGTTATGAAATGTTTTAACCGCCCGATCTTACTCTAACGTGCGGTCGTAGTTGTTGGTTCTTTTGTCGCTCCCATTTATCCAGTTCGGCCATAAGAGCGGCTGTGGCTTTGCTTTCCAAAATACGGCTCTTTTCACCTTGGCCTTCCGCTTCACGTAGTTGGGCCAGGGCTGAGAGTTTAGTGTATTCAAAAAGAAATGCCGGGATGTAACGACGATCCCACCAAGCGGTTTCGGTGAGCGCGTTATTAAGGTTACTACCCGCTACGGAACGATAGTAATCACCGGTAGTAGAGTCATACGACATGCCATCCAATTCATAGGTGGTAGTCGCGGAGTATCTGGTGCCATCGAAGGGATAGAAACGATCGCGGTAAGTAAAGTATAGCGTGGCGGTTGTGGCCAGGTTGTCGTCAATGATATTGAATCCACCGGCGTCCACGCTAAAAGTATAGAAAGTAGGATTACGGTCAACACGTGGATCAGTGCTACTGATAAAGAACAGATCGTAGTTGGCGTAGTTGTCGATATTAGCATAGGTGTCACTACCAACCCGCATCAACTTGGGCCAGGGATAGTATTCCCAGATAGTCCTCAGAGCGGTGTTAATGTAGTCACGAATAGCTAAAGCGTCATCGGCCAGCAATCGGTTAGGATCAATCCCGGCTGCTCGGGAAATAGCGTAAAGCAATTCCTTGTAGGTCCGAGTGGGATACTGTGGAGTGGTCGCTGTGACCGTAGCTGGTGATCCTGAGTAGGTAGGCATCTTAGGTTACAGTTAAAGCAGATGGATTAGTGAAATTGTATCCGGCTAATTGCTTCCAAACGTAGTAACTTCCCGTGTCCAACATGAACGTCACTTGTCCACTAGCATTGGATGTTCCACTGGCTACGCGATTAGTTCCGGCTGAATCAGTGGTTACCCAGACTTCCGCACCGTCTAGTGGGTCACTGCCGTCATCAATAGTGATGGTTACGGTTTCAGCCCCAATACCAGTGCCGGTTAAACCCTTATTATCAATAGCCGTCTCGCAGGCTGTGGTTACTGTTGCGCTGTCCAGACCGGAAGCACCTTGAGCAAGCTTGGCTACCGAACCGGCTGACGCTGATGTTTCACCTGTATCGGTTTGTAGGAGTTCCAGTAATGCTGCTGACGTATAGCCACCCACCGTTACATTGCCGGGGGATAGTCCGTTGGTTACGTCCGTGACGGTTGGAATAATTGCACCGGTATGTGTGGTTGCTGTTAGGGTAACGGTGTCCGATCCGGCATCGAAGGTTGAGAACCCGGTTGCCTTAAAGTCAGCCACACCAGCCACACTGGAACCAGCACACTGTTGGATATCTACCTGAAATAGATCAGTGGAGTATTTACTGTCGTAGTAGTTGGCGGTAACCACGGAAAACTCGCGCTCAACATGCAAATGGGTCGTGGGATCACTAATGCTAACCACCAAGTCCCCCAATGTCCCCGTGTCCGTAGCGTCCAAATGAATGCGGTAACAGCCGTCCCTGTCATAACTGATAGCAGTTGCACTGTTGCGAGCTGAGCGAGCACCACCGGCTTTTGACAGGTAGACGGTCATGGAACCGGCCAGGGCAATCTCGTTGGTTGCAGCATCACCGACATCCAGAAAGGGTCCGATATTGATGTAACGAGCTGTAGATTGTTTGAGTTCGATCATACCTTTGAAACGAATTGAAGTTTGTTGGTGCCCTCACTGACCACTTGGCAGGTCAATACCTCAGTGCCAGTAATGGTGTATTCTTGATTGAAGTTATTCCACGTGGGATCGACGCGGAAGATAATGGTATCACTACCGTTGTGAGGTTTAAATTTTAAGTAGGAACCGACCTGGTGTTCACTGATGTTATCAACGCCAGTAAAGTCGTAGTTGCTGTCCGACTCCCAGTTTTCGATGGTGGTCTGCCCCCAATAAATATCAGTGTTGCCGTTGGCCTCGTTAATCACCCGTTGGTGCCACTCAAAATCAAAGTCCTCAAAAGAGGGTAGTGGTAACGGGGTCGCGCCGTTAAGATTAACGAAAAATGAAAAGGTGTCAGTTGAAAGGTTGGTGGACGACCAGTCACGCAACTCAAAGCCATCACGACCCAAAGTGTTAGTGTACTGATCCTGCCAGAGACGAGAAATGGAACCGCCGGAACCATCGATAGTCATTTTATCTATGATGGTATTACTCTCACTATTCATTGAAGCGAAGTTTTTAAAGAAAGCTCCACCGTTATTTAGGTTTACGTCACCTAATGTGAAATTGATATTAGACCAATAATTGTAGTCCATGCCACCCGATAGCTTATACAAAGCCCAAGGCGTAGGATTCAGGTATATGACCGATCCACTGCCCTTACGTGGGTTAGTGATGGTCAGGTTGTTATAAAAGCTATTGTAGCACTCATACCACGGACCCAACGCTAGGTTACGGAAAGCGGTGATAGTGCAATCGGTAACACTCTGGAATGTGCCCTTCTGGTTAAAGATATGGATGCCCGCGAAACTGTTCTCAGCGGTTTCCAAATCAGCCAGGTCTTTCATTACACCACTAACCGATTGATCCAGGCAGTTGAATGTGCAGCCGCGAACGATAGTGTCCTGATAGAAGTTGTATAAGCCGAATGGACTGGTTAATTGACTCGCATTATCATCCCCATTCTTACTGTGGGTCGCAGACTCAATGCCGCTGTTACTAAAATCACTAAAGGTGCAGTTCTCGTATTCCGCATCGGCACTCATGCTCACAATGGAGCTGTTGGATGCACTGAACACGCAATTGGTCATGCGGTATTTTTCACAGCCCAAGCCGCCCCAGTAAGCTATCTCGCCCCTAATGTTCTTTGCACGAACATTGTCCAATAATACGTTACGAGTATTCCAAAAACCATACATGAGCTTTTGGCTGATGTCCCATTGGTTGCGCTTTTCGTCCAAGCTATACCAGCGTTTACCCGTGGATACCGGAGTGGCCGTCATGTCCACATCCACGTTCTTTAGCACCACATTTTCCACGTTGCTATTAGGATCAGAACACAACCAAAAGCCATAGCGTTTGATGTTGGCTACGTCGCTGTCGTTGGCTGGGTTCCCACCCGGCGAATGTAATACGGTTAGGTATTCCGTTCCGGGGCGATTGTGCCACAAGCGACAATTGATAAAGGTTGATGGAGCACCCCCACCGTCAACGTCACCACGTATGGTAATATTACTAGAGTCACCCGTTATAAGGGCACTGGAATAAGACTGACCGTTGACCACCTTGAGGTAAGTGCCATCAAAGGTAACAGCCGGGTCAGTTGGATAAATAGTATAGGTTCCCGCTGGAACGTATATCTCAGCATAGTCAGCCGCCTTAGCAGCAGCAATGGCCGCCCCGAACGCATTCCAGGAATTAGTGGCACCGGTATTGTCGGCACCGTGATCGGTAACAACGTTGATCGTGGTTACACTGGATCGGGTATCGGTGGTTACTTCACCGTATTGCCATTCCGTATAAACCGGGCTGGCACTATCCCTGACAACACTGTCGTAGTTAGTTATGTAACAGGCTCGATACTCATAAGTAGTGCCCTCAGTGAGTGTTACATCGGTATAGCGATTAGCTTCCCGAATGCCCACCCAAATGAAATTAGATTCGATGTCTTGAGCGTTACCCAGATTAGGAGTAGGAAAGCTACCACCGGATTTGCGCTGTAATATGCAAGGATTTTTCCAGTTAGCCGAATCGTCCACCCACTGGATATTGGCGTGCATCCAACCACTGTCCACTATCGTCATCGTGTGAACCGGGGATGGGCTGGGAACAACATCCCGAAGGACGATTCCGACCATGCTTAATGTGGGTGCTAACAGCATTAATGTTTTGTTACCAATACTTCCGGGTTATCTTGCTTGAACTTTTTGACGTTGGATTCATCCTGCCAAAAATACTTATCCTCTTCCTGCCAACGAAACCATTGGCGAGCATCATAGGATGCTGTGTGTTGACCCAAGCCCTCGACCATACCAGCTTTGCCCTGGTTCTCTTTGCCGAGTTCGCGGCGTTTCTTTAGGTAGTGGAACTTTTCCAGTTCCCTGCCCTCTCGCAGTTCCCAGTAAAGTCCTTCTAAGAACTTCTTTTGCTCTACCTCGGCTTTAACTTGGGGATCAACTTTTATTAACATATTAACGAAAGTAGTGAGGCTGACCCCGGATTGACAGGGCCAGCTCTCACAGAATGTGTTAGTTCAGGTTGAGAGACGCGCTTCCGATATCAATGATATCAAAATAAACGTCCAACTCACCTGCGGTAATGTCAGACAATGCACCTGTAGCGGCCTGCGTATTGAGACTCACCATCAAGTCATCTCCTGAAGATCCGAAAGACCCAGCCAGGGTTACGGGAGCACCACCGATAGCAGCGATCTCGACACCGGCAGTCTTTGCGTCCGTATCTGTCAGGAAGTTATCATCATCACCATCGGTTCCCACTGAATACGTTAGTGTTCCATCGGTAGCAAATGCCGTACTGACATCCGCTACACAACGGGCAACAACGAATTTAGATGGCAGATCACTGCCGGTGAATTCGATGGTAGCAACGTCACCGTCTGTAGAATTTGCGGAATCATTCACATCAGAAGCCTTGATTTTCACACCGTGTGTAAAAGCCGAGTTTTCAGGAAGGCGAACGAGCCGTGGAACTGTAATTGCAATATTAGCCATTTTTTAGTTCTTTCTATTAAGAGGTTGCAGAGAATTTACCAAGAGCCTGTGGGTGCTTCACACAAAGTGACAAAATCACTTCAGCGAAACCACGTGGTCCTGCGCCTTGGTCTTCCAGGTCCTTCATAACCGGGGCCTTCATGTAATAAAGGCTCAAGTAATCAGGGTCGATCAGGTAACCGCGAGCGGATGCCTGTGCCGTGAGAGTAGTATCACCAGTAACACGACCGTTAAAGAGCGTAGGAACCACAAAGATCCGTCCGTAATCGCCAACGTATTCGTCAACGCGGAAGGTAATGTTATGCTCCTTGGCATCTTGATTAACAGTGTAAGGGTTACCCGCTCCACCACCAACGCTGCGCTGCAAGTTAGTTACCGCTGAACGCAAGTTAGGACCAGCTACGAGAGTCGTGCGTGACATATCATTACCAGAGTTCTCATACATTGATTGGAGAACGCCGTTAATGTCGGAGTCAGCGAGTGATCCCGTGGCAGTCGTGTTGATGTTGCCTGCTGGTGTCAGATAAGCAGTCGGAACTGGATTAACTGATTGAGCAGTGGATTGTAGCCATTTGCCGATACCGCGAAGAGCAGTAGGGTTGCTGGCTGACATCTCCTGGTCAGAACAGATAGCACTCTCAATGTCTCTCTTGAGTTCTACCATACAACGAGCTTTGGATTCGGCTACGTCAGAACCGTGACCGGCTGTGTCTGTAGCTTCCTGCTCGGTAGTTACCATCCAAGAACGACGAATCTTTTGTTGGTAGTTACCAACGCGTTCGCGATTCTTAGTCTTGTTATCGAAATCAGTAACGTCAGCTCCCTGTTCTACTGCGTCGAACTCAGGCACATCATATGCGTCGAGTCCCCACTCAGTAAAAAGGTTACCGGGTTTGGCTGATTTTCCAGCCAAGGATGTTACTGGTGTTTTTTCGGGTTCCAATACTGAAAGTAGATCCAGTAGATCTTCCCGATTGACGGTTGAACCGTCACCGTAGGTGGTTGCACCTGCCATTATATTATCTCCTCTATTTTAATTTAGTTAGAACGAGAGAACCTATTGCTTAAATATATTTATAGCTTGTTTGCTGCTGACGTTGCCTGTTCTAATGAGCTTTCTTGTCTGCTTAGTTGCTGACTCTTCAGGTGTTCTTGGTTGAGCTACTGTGCCCGTATCCACGGGGGCCTTGGGTGGAGTGCTCTTGATGGTAGTTTTCTTAGCTACCTTCTTGGGCGTTTCCTGTGCCTTGGCTTCCGCGTCTTCCGCCATTTTTCCTCTGACTGCCAATGCTGCTACACCCGCTGCTTCTGGGAACTCAAGTTCGAGCTTCTTTAGCATGGGGCTATTTATGGTCTGCTGGGCAAACTCATAGTAGGGATCGGTTTCGTCGGTGAAGAATGAGTATTTCTTTTCCACTGCCTGTCTGTAATTAGAGACATGTGTAAGCACCTGTCTCTTCTTAGGTATGGCCCGGTAAGTTTGACGAGCGTTTTTACGGATGTCTATCAGTTGTGATTTACTAAGCTTTTGATCGCCCACTACCCACACTGCGTTTCCGTCGTCGTCATACTCTGGATCACCATCAAGGATCTCATCTACCTGATCTTCCGCATCCTGCGCTTGTTGTTCCAACTGATCCAGTTGCTCAACGGATGTTACCTGATCGATAGTAGGTGTTTCCTGTGGCTTGCCTTCCTCTAATGAAGCTATACGGGCTTCCAGTTCTTCCTCCCTGGCTTTGTTCTGTGCAGTGATCTTATCAATGCGCTTCACATACCATTCAGGATCATTGGATTCCTGCTCTACCTCTTGCGAGTCGTTATCAACTGTTAAAGAACTATCATTTTCCGAGTTGTCCTCGGTCGGCTCGGTTGATTCTTCCGGCTCACTAGCGGGTTCCTCGACTTGTTCAGTGTCGCTAGCGATCGGTTCCTCTTCCGGTGCGTCTGGTGCGGGTGGAGTAGCAAACATATTTGCCAATTCACTGCCGCTTATACTTTTTCCCGTGGTTTCTGTTGAGGCTTCCACGTTATCCTCACCCGCTGTTTCAAGTGGAGCGTCCACCGTTGTTGTATCTGTCATACCCGAGCTTTAGGTGCTCGTAACCTATGTTAAGTTGTAGCTTGTTGTAGCAACTCATCCACTACTGCTACCGCGCCCAATGCCTTGTTCTGGCTTTGATCGTAGTCACTATTGTAGGCGAGTTGAATAAAGCGTTCGCGTATGTCTGCTAATGAGACTAAATACGCTTGAAAGTCTTCGTTTTCTTTAAGACGCTGAAGTATAGGTTCCAGGTCTTGTTTAGTGTCTTTAAATGCTCGTTTCCAGGTGCGGTTCATGCGGCTAATTTGTTTAATGCCTCAGGGTGAAACCCAAATTCAACAGCTGCCCTGTTAAAAACCCCAGCTGCTTCTCTTTCTGTTTTAAATCTTCCTAAAAACTTACTGACACCGTTGAGGCGAATAGAGGCCATCCATGTTGATCTTTCCTTATCCCAAGTGACGCCCCGATACCGACTGGAAGCATTGGGTGATTTTACCCGAAACGCCCGATGATTATCCGAACAACTAAACATTCTTAGGTTTTCCGGCCTATTATCAGTTTTCACGCCGTTAATGTGGTCAACCTCAAGATCAGCATTATAATCGGGTAAATAAGTTTCGGCGACTAACCGAGAAACCATTTTATTAATTTTTTTCCCAGATTGATTAAGTGTAACCTGCAAATAGCCGTTTGGCTTTTCAGCTAAAGCCCTTTTCTGTAATCCACCTTTTTTACTCGAAAAGATTTCACCGTTTTCATTGGCATAATAACCGGGTTGATTAGGTATGGTCTTCATCGTGCAGTCATGTTTCCAGGTGGAGTTCCTATTCTGCCAATTTGGGCATTTTCCCGTTGGCTATCTATGAAATCGAGCTGAGCCATGTGTTTCTCTAATCGCGCTCGGAATGGATCTTCCTCGTTTTGAAGACGTTGCTGCACGTCAGCGGCGGGAATATTCTCAGAACCCTGAATGAACTGCTGAACAACCTGTCGTCTGATTTCGGTATTAACACCCTGTTCGGGTAAATCCTCATCAGATCCCGACATCATGCGCGTGAGCATGTCACGCTCTTGGCGAACCTCATCTTGAGTAGCCTGTTCCTCGGGCTTAACCATACTCTCAACCCAGGTTGGGTCGATAATCTCTAGTCCCTTTTGTAACAGCGCATCCCAGTTACCACGTGCATTGCGGTCAGCCGCACTGAATAGCTCAATGGCTGATTTGATCTTTTCACGCTGTAACTCGGGTTCCTGACTCAGTGCATCAAATTCAAGATAAAAGTCGTAGTCCTCACTGGGGTTCTTGTGGAGCTCTTGCGGATGCACCGTGTTAGACCCCATGACCCGGAAGGTGATAACCTCGTCACCGTATTGCTGGTATAACCACCAGATGTGACGATAGACCTGCTGCCAACCTCGTAACCACTTATTGATATTAGCCTGTTTCTTGGCCCGGACTTCGTTGGCGTGTTCCTGATCCGTTGTTAGTCCCGTGTAGTTACGAGCCACATCAATGATCATTTCCCGCATCTCCTTGGACGCAGCATCATGCCGGGGTGGATCAGCCCAACCAGCCTCACCTTGACGACTCACGGGCCACTTGGCACCCGGACCCAATTCCGGTGGGGTGCGACCCATAATATACCAGAACGGCGGTAGAGTAGCCATTGAACCACGATCAATCTCATTGTCGTAGTAGACCTTGGCTATACGCTGAAAGTCACCCGCATTGTCAGGAATGCCCCTGGAGTTAAATGAAAGCCTGCTGGTCTTCTCTCTGCTGAAATCCCAAAACGGATAACGACCTTTCAGATGGTACGGTGATAGACCATGCTTGGCGTATTTAGCACCGGATTCCGGTGTGTATTCGGGGCAGAAGATTGTCTCATAGATGCCAAGAATACCGTCTTTATTAATCAAACGCTGGTAACACCAAACGACCTTAATCAAGCCCTCATCGTCGTCTTGATCAAGGTTTATATTAAAGCGGTCACGATTGCGCTCGTAGGAGTTCCAGTTCGTGGAGTCCTGTCCTCGGCACTTCTCAATAACCGCATCCACCCAACGTTGATTCCACCCATCCGACCCAGCATACTCTTGTAGCTCTTGAGCAGTCTTATACTCCACCCTGAAGACATATGGTGCCGACTGTATGTTGGCTGCTGACTTCGGGTAGAGGATGTCCTCACCTTTTCTGAATACGCGAACACACGGTCTATTCACCGTTGTTCCGACTCTGGGCAACTCTGCTTCTCCGGTATTTCGCAAGCTTGTTATGGCATTGGCCACTATTGCGTCTCCCGCATCTGGATAGCTAGCTTGGAGGAGTTGCCGCAAATCTTCTTCAAAAAGAGGGTCATGGATGGATTCAGGATCGATACCCTGTTCCAACAACGTCCTGGCGATATCTTGAGCTGTGACCTTCTCGGCATACCGGCATGTTCGCCGGTCCCAAAAAGTTCCTACTACATAACCGCCCTTTTCTGCCCAGTAGTTAGCCCCTAATTCCGTCTCGTCCGGTAGCTCGTCCATCTGAGAACCAATGAGCCACTTCATAAAACTAGAGGTCAGTCCGGCCTGAGCAGTGTCAGCACTGTTGACCGGGATAGCTGTAATGTTGGCCCGGAATAGGGATTCGGTAAGGTAGGCTGCTTCCGTGTTACAAAGGTCGTCTACCAGTGGAAAGCGCAGATCGGATGCACCCTTCCAGGGAAAAGCATCATCGCCGTTCTTTCTGCCATCCCTGGTTTGTCCAGCCCACTTACAGAAACGAATGTCGGCATTATGCGACATCTGATCCCTATACCCACTTAGGTCTGATTGAGCCTCTTCATAGGTCTCGACCAGCCACTTCACATTGGGCTTCTGGTAGCGGTATTCTCGTTGTTCGTCTTTAATAATAGTATATAATTATATAAGCGTTACTTATATACTATTACATCGGTTTTGTCAAATCAGGGGGTATTGTTAGCAATTCCGATTAGAATCATGTTTTTACCGTAAAACTCCGTCTTATCATGATCTTTATGTAGTCCCCTAATGGGACGGACGGTATGTTCCGGCACCCGAACCAGCCAAACCCAGACAACTTGTCCTCACTTGTTAACAAGTGGTAAGGTTATGTCTGGATCGAAATGAGCCGTTGATCCAATTAGTATCTTCAAGAAGAGTAGCGGACTGCGGCGCGTGCGCACCCTAATCACGGTTCCGTTTGGGTAGGCGCGATCCGGCTTTATTTCGTAGTATTCGTTCCGGCGATCCACGAATGTCACTCGCTCATCTCTCTTGTCCACCCACATCATGCGAGAGCCACAGCAGGCATCCAAAACAGCAGAACAAGGCGGTGGATTTAATTCCTTTCGCTGCGCTTCAGTCACGATTCACCTCCACGTTCTCTTTTGGAATCCATCGCCCGCAGCCGGTCCAATAAGGCAAAACCTCGTCAGGAATTGAGGCGCACATTCCTCCAGTTCTTCCGTCCTTATACTGCCCGTAATGTTGGCAAGTTTTACACGGTTGAGAAAACGGGTTGAGAGAACCAGCCGGTTTAGCTAATTCGCTGGGTTTGGCCTCGGGTGTTTGTTTCTCGTTGTCGCTCATAGCTTACCTTTCGCGTTATCTGAAAGAAACATTTCTGTTCCAGTCCATCTTCTCGGTTCCTCGCTTTAGTGTTCATGCGTTAAAAGTGGAGCACAAAACGTGATGAGTCAAGGGCTTTGTTGTGATTTGACAAAACGTTATAAATATGCTTGGATATAACAATTAAGCAAAAGTGTGAAAAAACGCTATAGCTCATGGCCTAGATTTAATTGGTTCTTTGGATCATCGGGTAACAAGCGACACCGAACATCCCCCAGTGAATACTAGCCTTCCCTTCCGGCCTACTGACAAGAGGTGTGACTCGTGGCTGAGTCTGAACGGTATGTGGTGCTTGGGCAGAGACACTGCCCGTTAGAGAGACGAATCAAACCGCGTGAGAAGAACACGAAGACAAAAAACTTAGATCTGGGCGTGATCTTCTAAAAACGCTGACGTAAAACTCAGCACGACGATTTTCCAGTCCAAGTAACAAAGGTGCCGGTTATGCCGGTGGTTAGTTGAAGGATGTTCCACATCAAAGCACCTTTCCGGTTATGCCGGTGACGCCCTATCGCCCTCTTTGGAGGGAGCCATACCCAATATGAGCTAAACCAGATACAGTTTCTCCCTTTTAGTCGAGGGGGAGCTGTATCTAGGCCGCCCCAAGTGAACTACAAACCGCGAATCTCTAAAAGATTAAGATGAAGAAACCGAGTTACTACCGCGAAATACAATCAGCTACCGTAGGTGATGCTGAACGACTCTTGAAGAGTGTAATACCGGAATCCACATATGAGGACCTTCTGGAACGGTACATAGAAAACCCCGGAACCAGTAAATCGTGGATCGCTGTAGCCTTCAGAAAAATAGCTACTCAGTATCGGAAGTGGGCTTTTTAAACACCCGTTTCCACCGTTCCTCCAATTCCTCATCGGAGCAATACTTGTCGTCCTTGGGACGCTGTGTGGAGCCTTTGCCGTTCATGGGTTTTCTATCAGTATCTTGCCGGTTAAGGCGTTATTTGTGGGTTAAGTGGTAATATGTTGCCGGTTATCACCAGCACCGCCTTTTACCACCATCGTAGAAATACGCCCAGGCCGTTAATAGGTCCAGTAACCGGCTACGGTTCCAACTGAACCCCTCATCGATCAATAGCTGCATCAAATCCAGTGTAGCCATATTCTTATCCGGCCAGGTGTATTCCTTATTGTGATGGTGTCGCATAAAGTGCCAGTAGAAGATACGTGGCAGGTAATCAATGGTGTAACCCGGACTCTTGCCCCACGGTGCCTTATTCTTCTTTCTGGTGGATAACCACACCAGTAGCTTATGGGTCCGTGGCATACAACGAAAGGTAACCCGATCACGGGTGCGTGGTCCCTGTATGCGGTAGGTCTTGGCTACGCGAGTGCCGGTTATATCGGCTTTGGTGAACATGGGTTACAGCTCAATATCCTCCACCGGCTCATAGTATAAGTGATCCGCTAAATCCTCCAGGCTGTCATCAGCCCATAGGTTCTGCAACTCATGGATCATGACCTCGACGTTGATCCTCTTACTATGACTAGCACTAGCCGATAGGTAGTCAAAGGTTTGTATTAGGCGGTCCTCAACAAGTAAACAACGTTGGGCGGCGTAGAGTTCTGACGCTTCTTTAACCGCGTCATAGGTTATGGTGTGTTTTGGCATGGTGCAGGATTGTTGATGATCCGTTGTGAATTGTCAAGTAATTAACACTTGACAGGTAATTTAACGGTGGCAGGGTGGTAGAGTATTGATTACTGACAGCCGGGGATTTTGTTGCGAAGCAAGGACCGGCACTAATTTGTTATGAATGATCATTGGACATGGCCTTTTTATTATAACCCAGGATACGGGGTCTACCTGTTTTGGGGTAGGCTGCTTATTCAGTGGAACACCCGTTCCGGGTGGTTAAATAATCCACCTCCAACCAAATACCGCTGGAATGGCCTTGTAATAAACAAGACAGCTACTGGTTACGAAATCTTTCTCCTAAACCTAGCTATGATAGTCAGAAAAAAACATCATTATTAACACCATGACCACCATCACCACATCCGCTAAACTCTACGACCGGAATGGCTCCACACTAGCCACCGGCGTTACTATCCAATTAACCACTGAGGGCAACTACCTAGTCGATAACGCTGAGTGGTTAGCTAATGATGTGGAACGCACTGGCAATACGCTATTGCATAGAGCATGGGAGGCTAGGTGGTGATACCCCAAAAGGCGTAACGCTAATAAGGGTATTAATAACCACTAACCGCCGTTCGACCCGCCTTAAACTGACTCATATCAATACACCGGGGGTTGATCTCCAGTAGTATCCTCAAACAGTCAATGTAGTCCTTCCAGACCTCTTCCGTTCCACCCTCACCGGTAAAGTTCTCCATACACTCTATCAGGTTCTCACAGCGGTCACTGATGAACATATGGGGCATGTTGAGACTGTCCATGTCCCGCGTCTCATCGTAGTCCAGGTAATCATTCACAGCCTGGATACCCAGCTCAATCTCGTTACGCATATCCACCCGCTTAGTAACCGGTGTTACGTACCGAACACCCTCTTGTAATAACTCCTCCAATAACCGGGTATCCCCATCCCTGCCAGTATGGGTGTGATTAGCAAACCGCTTATCAATCCCACGCTCAAAGAT